AAGTCTGATCGTAGTTCGGCGACGTTGGGTTCTGTCGTCGCCATGAGTTTGTCCTCGTAGCTGTGGCTCATAGTTAGTAGCTGCCGACTGATGTGGAGTATTCAGCAGTGCGCTCAACGTGCATCGGATCCATCAGAATCATGTATCTGAGGCAATCGATTGGGTCTTTGCTTGCGCCTTTGTCCGAATCGGCATTGGTCCATGTCTTCAAGCTGTAGATCAGGTTTTGGCATTCCTCACTGACATACAGCTTAGGTTCGTTCAACACGGACACCTCCTGACTCATGTTGTATCCAAACAGGTTGTTCACCAGCGCACATGACTCATCCACGGTCACCATAGGTGCAGGCACAAACAACAAGCCGTCCTTGGTGATCTCACCTCCAGCACCTCGGTCAGGTGCAGCAAGCAAGTCAATCAGGCTTTGATTGTGCTCACGTTGACTCAGGACAGCGGTTCTGCCTGCTCGTGGATCGATGTAGCGCTCGTGAATTCCACCGTCGTTACGTTCTAGCTCCCGGATCAGCTGCTTGTATTGACTCAGGTTGCGACCGCAGTCGGCTGTCTGAGCCGGGCCTTTCTTGCCGTCTAATTTGGACGATGGCAAAGCCCACTCACCATAGTTAGGCATGTCTGGCCACTCCCTGTAGACAAACACTCGCCCTAACTCATCCACACGTGCCCAAAGCATAAACCAGTTCCTGTCACCAGGAGTCGGATCAACGCACATGTAGTTTGTCCCGTTCTTCGGGATCTGGTCCTTCGATACGATGTTCGCATCAGTGAACCTCGGGAATTTGCCAGTGATTGGGTTGCTCACGTAGCCATAGCCACGAATCTCAACCTCCTCACGCGTTCTCCCGGCTAGGGTTTTCTTCATGCGGTCGAAATCCGTGTAGGGATTCCACTCGCTGAAGAACCACATGATTTTGCCGTTACCACCACGAGTTCTGGCGGTGTATGGCATTTCGCCTTTCGGAACACCTGCTATCGATTGAGGAGACTTTGAGTCCAGCAATTTAGCTGGCCGAGTTGACTCAATGATGGCTCCTTCCATAGCGTCCTTCACGGTTGGCGTGTAGCCATCTATCGGCGTGAAAGTCACGACCAGCTTGCCTTTACGGCTGACAAGCCTGTATCTCAAAGTCTGTATCCACTGCAGCGGAACAAGCTCATCACACCAAATCAGGTCGAGCTCAGTTCCTTCGAGCGTGCCAAGCTCCTGTGTGTAGTTCTTAAACCAGCATTGGCTGTGGTTTGGTCCTACAAACGTGCGGTTGCTAAAGCCGTTCTTCTGGCTAAACCCGATGTTCACCACAGAACGAACTGAGCGTTTCTGCTCCTTCCACTCCAGTGGCAAATACTCCCAAACATACGGTTGCTGAACCTGAATGCTGCTGTCGTTGCTACTATGACAACACCAAGCAGCAAACTTAGGATTGTTCACCATCGCTCTGACAACCCTGCTGGCTATCCACCTCGACTTGCCTGCTCGGTTTCCACCAAACACATACAGGATGTCGATGTTTGGATCCTCCAAAGCAGCGTCAGCGTCCTTCCAATGCGTGAACGCAGACTCACAGTTGTGATGATCCATCCCGTAGGTGTATGGATCCTTGCGTTCCAGCTCAATCAGCTGCTCGCGCTGCTGGTAATACTGCTCAAGAACACCTGCTTCTGACATCCGCTCTGCTTCTTCCCGTGTAGGAATCGACAGAATCGGATGTGGAGTCCATCTAGTCGTCGTCTGACTCAATTTCTAGGTAGAAGCTGTCGTTGGTAGCCTCAGACCAATCATCTATCCAGGGACCGTCTAAACTGTCCCAAAATCGCAGTGTGACTGCGCTTGTTTCCCACATGCACCCACAGATGACAGCACACTCCTCGATCGCTTCCTGGGCTTTCTCAGCGTCCTCAAGGCACTGCTCAGTGTTGAACCTGAATATCTGTGATGCAGCTACCACCGATGCAATTGACGAGGCAGTCCACGTGCTACCACTCGTCCTGAATCCTGCTCAACCCAACATGGAAAGCTGAGGCCTTTCTGGAACCTCATGTTGTCCTTCACATGCACAATCCCGACATCAGTTTCGATAAGGCGACGGTTCAGTGGTCGCTTGGTTACTGTGACCCATCGTTCTTCCCGACCGGCTTTCCATCGAAGCTCAGGCGATTCAAGCATCGTCCTGCGTTTGGCTCGTTTGCCTCGGGTCCGTGGCTTGGTTGTTGTGTCAGTCATTAGCTAAAGCAGAGTCAAACCTGTCGCGGCAGTAGCCACACAGCACATCCCATGGTTGGTGTTTGTTCTTCAAGGCATACCACCCATCATCCAGTGCGGTTGAGTATGACTGGGAATCACCGCAGCAGTTGCAGGTGAGGCGTCTTCCGCTAGTGCTTTTGTCATTTGTTGTGTTTGTGGGCATCCGCTTGGCTGTCGCTGTGTTTGAGAAATCGTGATCCCCCCCGCCCCCTAATCGGTGTCAAATTGCCTCATGCTTCGCACAATAACCCATATGTTTAATTGAGTCATTCTGAGCCACTGTCATCAACGACCTCTGCTTCAATCACTTGCGAGGGCTTACATTGATCCTTGAGCTGATTGAGTGCTTTAGGTGTCAGTGAAATCGTTCTGTGTTCAACTACTGTCGAAGGTTGACCGCTGATCTGGACGATTTTGTCGGTGAAAATACCAACAGCTACGGGTAAACTCTGCGCCTTCACCTCACCTGCCTCTAGTGCCTCATGATACTTGCTCACACACAGGTCTCGTGTGCGTGTAAGACGTTGGAGGATTTGATCTTGAGAGGTTGCTTCAACCTTCTCAGCAGTCTCAATTGCTTTGAGGGTTTCCCTGCTTGTGTTGAAGACACGTGTGAGTGAGTCATGGCCAATGCCCTCCTTGAGAGCTTTGACGATGGCTTGGTATCGTTCAGGGTCTTTCTTCTTGAGTTCCTGACCTGTGGTGAGTGTTGCTCCAGGGTCTCTGGCACCCCACTGTGTAAGACTTCTTGCTGGCATCTAATACCTGATGGCTGGCTATCGTATTGCCAACCGCCCTCCCAATTATCTGGGGTGTATTACACCTAGTCAATACTTGGCGGCAAGAAATCTGAAGAAAGTTACAGATTGCCTAAAGCGGAGGTATGGTAGGTATGTTTTTCGACTTTGGACGAACTTCGAGCAGCACCAACAACCCCAGTGCCTCCTTTGATTGTTGGCTAAAACCTGAAATCTATACTGACCATACCTCCGGATTGAGTTCTCAGCCCTACCTATGGTAAAACCGGGCCATCATGAGAAAGCCCGCTATGCATTCCATCTGGTTGGTGTTGGTTCTTTCAGTTCTTAGCTCCAGCGTTCGCGGTGGCACAGTTGGTGACCTCACCTACAGCATTACTGATGGTCAGGTTGTGATTACAGATTGCGATACGTCTGCTGAGGGTGAGTTGACCATCCCTGCTGAAATTGAGGGCTTACCCGTCACCAGCATTGGGGATGCGGCTTTCTTTCGCTGCAGCAGTCTGACCTCGATCACCATACCTGAGGGAGTCACCAGCATTGGGAATGAGGCCTTCCACAACTGCTCCAGCCTAACCTCGATCACCATACCTGAGGGCGTCACCAGCATTGGGAATGGGGCCTTCTGGGGCTGCAGCAGTCTGACATCAATCACCATACCCGACAGCGTCACCAGCATTGGGCGTGGCGCCTTCATACGGTGCGGCCTGAATTCAATCACCATCCCTGATGGGGTCACCAGCATTGGGGGTTATGCCTTCTGGGATTGCAGCAGGCTGACCTCGATCACCATCCCAGATAGTGTTACCAGTATTGGTGAGCAGGCCTTCCGGAACTGCAGCAGCCTGGCGTCTATCGCCATTCCGGGCACAGTCAATAGCGTTGGGAATGCGGCCTTTATTGGCTGCGGCAATCTGACCACATTATTAATACCTCTGAAGTTTCATTCTGAATCTGAGGCTACCCGCCTAGGCCTTGATAGCAGTCTATACCCAGAAGGCTTTTTACCTCCTGATCCTCGCGCAGTAGCCATAGCCATTCTTTCCAACGGTTTTGTGGTGGATGCTCACATCAACTTTCCTGGTGCATCATATGTTGAGGTTCCTAAAGTCACGATAATCGGTGGCGGTGGTCAGGGAGCTGAGGCAGTGGCTTACTTGAGTGATCAATTTTCGATTGAATCGATCAAAATTACTAACGCAGGCAGTGGCTACACCTCACCTCCTAAAATCATAATCGATCAACCGACCACCATGACGATCCCACACCGATTCAGCCTACTTCCAGAATCTCAACAGGGCTTCAAAGGCGAAGAAATACTCGTTCCGTTCAGGGTGGAGGATTACCTCTACATCACAGGGTTCCAATTTAGCCTTGCTTGGGATCCGGAGATTATGAAACTGGTGACAGAGGGTGATACCGGGAATCAGGTAAAACTCGGCCAAGTCGCTGTGTTGGGTGAATGGCCGAACTTTAAGCCAATGCTTACCTCCAGCAACTTTGGAATTCAGGAGCCAGGTAGTCTTACGTTTCTTTGGGATGAGGCTTTAAATCCTGAGTTAGGGCAAACACTTGTCGACGATACTGTCCTGTTCAGCCTTGCTTTCCAGTTGGTAGGTGCCGGTGGAAGTAGCACCACCTTGTCGGTGGTTGAAACACCGACAGCCATCAGGGCATTACACAAATCGGGAATTGAAATCCCGCTGTATACTGAGGAAGCCCTCATTGAAGTCTCTGATGCAATTAGTCTTACTGGGGCTATCACGTTGTTCGGCGAAGGTCTAAAACCAATACCATGGGTAAAAATACTCACTCGTCAAGGCGCTGAGACTGTCACGACCTTCGCAGACGAAGGAGGGCAATACCTGGTAAGCATCGAGCCAGTTTTTGACTATCAGCTGACAGCAAGTCTTGCCTCCAGAGAATTCCCAAGTGCGGGTGTAGATGTTTCAGACATCATCATGCTGCGTAAACATATTCTCAATCTCGAACGCCTTCCAAACAACATGTCCATGCTTGCTGCTGACGTAAACCGAGACGGATTTATCGATGTTGGTGATATTATTGGCATGCGCAAAGTGATACTTGGCATAGATGCATTTTACTCAATTCAAAGCGATGGAACCCCAGAGGATATTTTTCGGTTTGTGAATGCGGAGTTTACCGATGGAGCAGTGGAAAATTTCTTCTCCGATCTAGCGGAAGCCTCAGTCATCAGCCTTGATGGGCCTTCCGCCAACACGTCAGGGGTCGACTTTGCAGGCGTCAAACTAGGCGATACCAACGGCGACTGGGAGCCGCCAACCACCGGTAGCACAACCCTGGAGGCCACGCCTGCTGGGGACCGCCTAGGGCAGCCCATAGCAAACGCATACCTTGATTTTGGATCTGTGAAAGTTACCCAAGACGGACACATGAATCTGCCACTTTATCTCACAGCTAACGAGCCACTGATGGGTGTGCAGTTTGAACTAAACTGGGACCGCACATTGTTGGCTTTGGATAGCATCAGTTCATCCGCCCTGCCGGGCTTCAGCCCTAACTTTCACACTAGTGTGCACGAGGGTTCTGCCAAGGTCGCTTGGGATGATGCCATGCTCAGCGGAATTCAGGCCGATGGCAGTGAGCCGCTCCTGATGCTGCACTTTAATCGGCTGAGCGAGGGTGCCACTGGACTGGAGCTGAAGGCACCTGTATTGGCTGGCAATCATGGTAGCCTTGGTTGGGTGCAACCTGTCTCAGCTTATCTAAAGCCGGACAACACGGTCAAAACGGCTTTGAGTGGTGCGATCAAATACATCGAGGTAGAGGGCGGTCAACTTGAGTTGGTGGTCGATACGCAGGTTGGACAGAGCTATCAACTGCAAACTGTAGCCAAGCTGAACTCAGATGAGTGGAAAGACGTGATGCGCATCCAGGGCAGTGACACCTGGCAGAAAGTTGTTTTACCCGCTGAGGCACAGAAAGCCTACCTACGACTCGTGTCATTGAACTCTGAAGCTATCAGGTAAGAAAAACGCCAATGCCCACAAGCGCTCCTACCGGGTGAGAGATTGAGTTCTCACCCGTTACTTGCTACCAGCGTGTGTTCTTCCCAAATCTGCCACACGTCTGTCTTGTTCCCGTATCCTTCAGGGTTACCTATCAGGTCCATGTGAACGTGTGTCTGGGCCAGGTTGTTGACTATCCACCTGCCTAGCTTTCCAGACAGCCTGTGCTTGCGCAGGTAGCCTTCTAGGTCATCGGAGGTGGTGATTGGTGAAATGTCTAGTTTGCAGTCCTCACGAACAAGTTTCAGGAAGGCTTCCAGGTTCTGGAAGGTCTCCCGCTGGACGGTGTGAACCTTGCCGTAACCGTCATCAATGTCCCGTTTGACGATGATCATCGAATTCTCAGTAGACCAATTCCAACCATCAAATCAAGAATCAGGAGTATGCCAATAATCCAACACCACATGCTGATATTTTGTGTGCTTTGCGCGGTTCTCAAATTAGTTTTCGCTATACCTTCGGCTGCTGCTTTGAAACATGCATTGAGTTCCTCCATCTCAGCAATCAGTGATCCAAGCTGATTTTTCATCGCCTTCAAGTCTTCTGATTCATTGCTCATAGTTGAATGATTGTTTGCCAGAAGCTCTCATATTTGGCAATGCCGTGCCCTGATAGAAAAACCGACCAGTGCGTGAACACTGACCGCTGAAACCTGATTGCCAGACAGACTCGGCTTTTATGCGGTTACCGAGTGGGCGAATATGTTAACCAGCGAACACGTGCGCCGCCGCAATACCCTGAACTGTCTGACGTGTTGAAAGTAAAGCCTGAGGGCATCTCAGCCCCCAGCTTGCTTAGCGCAGGCTAGTTCTCGATCATTTTGGCAATAGCTTGCCTTATTTAAGTCAATGTGTATTCATGCTAACAATCACCTAAGGCCATGAGCACCTTGTCCAAAAAATGCCCTCGTTGCAGTAGAGCCAACATCGATTATAGGGCGACCAAGTGCTACAACTGCGGTTGCGATGTCAGCCGCGTCAAACCGCTGCCCATGAGGGAACACGCTAGCAAGCAGGTCGCTAGCAAGCAGGTCAACTCCAACTCTGATGGCAAGTTGCGATGCCCTCAATGCAACCGGAGCATCTCCAGCAAAAACTATGATCAGCATGTCAAAGTTCGTTGCAAAAATGCCCCAGCTAGCGCAGAGCGAACTGCCTACCTAAAACAGCAGAAGGAAAAGCGGGAGGCAGCAAACTCAAATGCACCCGTCAGCCAAATCGGAACACGTCGAAAGCTTACCGAGAAGGAACAATTGGTTTGGAATGCATTTCGCTCAATGCCTGGCAGACATTCCGATGACGCTGCATGGGAGGCCTTCCACCAGTTTGAACGCGATTGCGCTGCGGACGAGCGCAGGGAAAAGCTCGAAGCTCAACGTAGAGCCAAAGCCAGCCCAATTGCTTTGTTTTGGGAGGATAACCCAGCCACCTTCATTTGGATCATCGGCATCGCAGCAATGGTCATAGTCATGTTCGCAATGGCTGTTACATACGACGGTAGCAACCGTAATAGCAACGGTCGCAGCGCCAACAAATACTGTAAGGAATCAGGATGCACCAGCTTGGCCAGCGGCTTTTGGAATGCTGGAACCGGATATTGCAACTACCACGCTGATGAACGCCGGAAATTTTACAACGCTGTGCTCAACAAATAACCCATCACCGTAAAACCAATGTCAAACGATCCCGCCGACAATGTCGCAAAAGGCTGCACTGTGTTTGTATTTGGCAGCATTGGCCTGCTGATACTGCTTGGGCAGTGCAATAAATCTGGCAGCAACAGCTCTAGCGGTGGCAGCTCTAGCAGCTACGAATACACACCAAGCACGTCGTCATCGTCATCAAGCTCAAGTGGCAGCTCCTCCACAGTCTGGACCTCAAGCTCCAACGGCTACACATGGAACAAGGCGTCCTACTCAAGCAAAATGGATATTTGCCGAAGGATGGCGAGCGTTAGCAACAAAGGAAACACTGCTAATTTTTACTACCAGGCCTTTGAGAATTTTTACGATTCGACCGATTCATCGATCTTGTCAACCTCGATGGAGGACGCTAGCAGGCTCGTTGAAGCGGCAAGCTCAGCCTACTGACGCTTAAGTTTGAAATGGCTGAATCAGATTCAGATTTGTGTGGTTGGTGTGGAGAAGTTTTAAAGTATTCCCCCAACCCGGAACCGCGTTGTCCTTTTTGCGGCACGGAGCGATACATGACCCAAAAAAACTTTAAACCTGGTTTCGCAGCCAAAAAAGAACCTGGTTTCGCAGCTGCAAAAAGCACTGCCGATAGCCAAAACCTCACCTTAGGCAAATTCATTGCCTTAATGCTCGGATTCTTATTTTTAGCTGTGTATATGGAGCTTTTTAAGGACGATAAGAAGGAGCAGGAGGAAAAATATCGGCGGGAACTACAAAAAACTCAGGCGGCACTTGAAAAACAAAAGCAGTTTTCCCGGGATATGCAGGTCCGGGGTGAATTTTGTACTGAGTTTCCGGCATGCACTAGACCCCTTGCTGTTGTTTATATGGCTGATGAAAATTTTACCTTCATTAATGGCGTCTGCGCTAAGCATTTTACCGAACTTCCTGCGGTACTCCAGAAGCACTATCTTGAGGAGCAGATAAGGCTTCGGGAACTAGGAATTACGCCGACACCAAATCCTGAACGTTCGGGATGGCAGAATCGCTGGATCAGATAGGCCCAGGGGAATCAGGAATCATACCGATACCAAGTTCTGAACGTTGGGGGTTGCATTTTTGAAAGGCTGAGGGCATCTCAGCCCCCAGCTTGCTTTGCGCGGACTAGTTCTGAACCAGCTCATCAAAGCCCAGAATTGGGCCGTCAAACACTGATTGCAGTGCCCGCATGCCGCCGTAGTCGGCGTTTAGACAGGTCAGGATCTGATCCGCCTTATCGAGTGCAAATGCCCTCTCATCGTCGAACCCTGGATTGATACAGGGCCTCCAAGTTTCGGGGCTAGACTCAACAACCTTCTCAACTCCTGACCATGGACCAGCAACGTGCGCCAACGCATACTTACCGCTTGTTGTCGGTCGGTAGATGGCGATGACGAGGTAGTTTGACTCCTCGTTCCACCACTGCATTGTCACTCCGTGTTGGTGCTTTAGTAGGACCTGTGGTTCTAACCGCATGCTTCCTTTCTTTGTATCCCCAACCTCCGCAGGCTGGGCAAATTTCGATCTCTGATTGTCCGTTGACATATCCTCTGCCGTTGCATACCTGACATGTCATTCATCGTCGTCCCTGATGTCGTCGAACTGAATCGGCGGCTTACGTTTGCCTTTACCTTTCCATTGACTTTCGATGTCGACGCCTCGCTTGAACCAGAAGTGCTTTGCACCTCGCTCAATGTCCTCCGCAAGTGCCTCCAGGGAATCCCTGCGGTGAGTTTGTGTTTGGTTGTTCTTCATAAAGCTATGTATTCGGGCACGTCCTTCGGAACTGCGTAGCTGGAGTAGCGAGGAGCATTTGTAACCAGCCAGTTTGCGACGGTAGCACCGCAGGTGATTTTGGCTGCGTGGGTGCAAGACTTGTTGACGATGAAAACAAACTTCGGCTTAGGCCTGAGCTGAGCCCAATCAATGCAGAAGTAGTGAGCCATGAGCGGATACCGAAAATCCTCTGCGCAGGTGAAGTCTTCCTTGGTCAACTGCCTGACCTCAACGCGGTAGTCGGGAGTGCCGTCATCCTTAAGAACCCAAATGTCACCTTTGTCTTCCTCCTTGCTGGAGTCGCGCATTTTGTCACCATCAACTTGCAACTTGTGACCTTGTTTCTGGAGATACTCGGCAACGACCTTGACGCTGTTGACGCTGTGGTCAAACTTTGCCTTGAAAGCTGCATATGGCTCTCCCCTGCTCTGAACGAACCTATCGTTAATCATGGTGCAACCCGAAAAGCCGGGTGAGTTGTTGTGTTAGTGCTGCGACGTCGGAAGCTTCAACCATGTGGTCTGGGACAATTTCATCGACCGAAGTTTCCGACGAGTGAGTGTCATGGATGCTGTCTGTCTCAGGTCGCTTGATGCGGATGACCTCACCACCTCGATCGCGAATAAATTCGGCTTCATATGGGTAGCGAACGTCGTCAATTATGAACACGTTGACACCACGTTCTCGCATCTCCTGGTAGCTTTTGAGCCATTGCTCAACAAAAAACATCGAGCCGTGTCGCGACTTGAAGAAGTCCGCTAGGTTTTGCAGCGACACTCGCACCTGACATTTTTCCTCATCAGTCAAAGGACCCGTAATGAGGTGCATTTTGTTTTTCAGGTAGTCGGAAATCCCAAGTCGCGCTGCTTGATACCCACACCTGTCGTAGCCGCTGCATAGGTAGTTCGCTGCTGTGGTTTTGCCACTGCGTTTCTTTCCCGTAAGTCCAATAATGATGTCTGTTCTCCTTGCCATATCAAAAAGCTGGTTTGCTGACGTATTCTTCCTTTGCTTCAGCTGCCTCAAATTGTCCGTTCCAACGAGTCCACTTGAGACATGTGGATCCTTCGCCTCCGTGCCTGTTCTTTTTCACAAGCACGTTGATTAATGCTTTGTCATCGGGGTCATCAGCCAGGAAGGTCACGGTGTCGGCATCCTGCTCCAATGAGCCTGACTCACGAAGGTCTGCTAGGCGCGGTTCAGCATTTGCTCCACGGTCTTCAATGCTGCGATTGAGCTGACAAAGGCAAATGAAGGCAGCACCTGAATTACCGGTTTCCATGGCAGCTTTTTTGATGCTGCGACTAATTTCACTGACCTCGACAGTGCGGTTGTTGTTTCGACGGTGCGCAGGAACCAACTGCAGGTAATCGATTATGAACAACTTGGTGTTCTTTTCTTTCGCAAACCTTCGAGCCTCAGATCGTATGTGGCTGATGTTCTTGTCGACCGAGTCTTCTATGTGGATTGGCAGGCTGGCCACCTGCTTGACGGCCTTGAACAATGCCTGCTCGTCCGCAAGCTTTCCTGACTCCAAGTAGCTCTGCATATCGATGCCGCTATGGCACCCAATCAGCCTGTTGCCAACTTGATTGAAAGGCATTTCATACGACCAGTAGACGCAGTGTTTTCCTTGCATGGCCGCATTGCGCATGATCTGAACAGCAAATGCCGACTTACCACGTCCTGGACGAGCAGCAATGATGTTCATGCTGCCAGGTTTGAAACCTCGTATGATTTTGTCTACCGACGGTATCTCAGTAAGGATGCCATTCTCAGGCAGGCCTGAGCCGTATGCTGACTGAAGTAAATCAATGAGTTCAGCCCATGCTGCTTTCTGGTTTTTTGATGAAGCTGACCTCGTGGTGACATCAAAGAAAGCGCTCTCCATGTGGTGCAACAGCGCATGGACACCCACCTCTGGGTCGCTGCACATGTTGATGGTGTCGTGAAACCTTTTGAAAATCCTTCGCCTGATACAGGCGTTGTTTAGGTCGTCCCAGTAGTAGGACAGATTGGCTGATGCAGGTGCGCCATCGATGAGCGAATCAACAAACATGACAAGACCACTGGCCTCCTTGCACACTGTGGTTGCCTCGATGGCCATGCCCTGATCACTAAGACGTGCCATTGCCTGCCATACCTGCTTGCAACGCATCTCGTTGAAGTGGTCTTCAGTTGTTCCAAGCTCAATTGCTTTTTCAAATGCCCCCGAAAGGCAGCAACCGAGAAAGGCTTTCTCAGCTGAGACATCCATCGGGACCTCTACCGAAATTGCCATGGGTGATGTTTGTTTATCTGTCATTCTCAACTTGCGGCTCATCGTTCAGTCCGTGAGCCCTCATTTTGTTTTGTAAATCGTCCATCAGGTTGATGATTTTGGCTTCTCGATCACGCCGGGTTTCATTGGGACGTGTTTCCGGTCGCTGGCATGTCAATGTGACTGCCCTGCCCTTCCCGTTTGATTTCTTCACAATCCAGCCGTCATTGATCAGAGCGTTGAGTTCGGCCCAAAATTTGCGCGGATGCATTTTCAGCGCTCTGATCATTGACGTCTTACTTTCAAAACACCGCCCCCTCATGGTCACGTAGCAGAAGATCGCAAGCTGGTGAGCGTTGAAACCCTGCTCAAAAATCCACGCTGGAATGAATGGCCTTTGGTTCATCGAAGGTGTTTGTTCTTTATCTCTGCTATCAGTGTTTTGCCTTCCGCTCCGCACGCACCAAGCCCGACTATGAACGACTTCAGGATGCCTTTGTCCTTTGTGCCTTTGCACAGCTGTCGCTTGACATAGGCGAGGTATTCGTGGCCGTCTGACCTGTAGTGGATGCCTTTGGGTGAGGCGGGTGGTAGTTGTGGTTTCGGGTCGTAAAAAAAGATCTGCTGAGCCCTAAACCGTGTTGCAAAGTCCTGAAGGAGGCTCGGAAGTTGGCTCCAAGCCTCCTTCCTCAGGACTAGTTTCTTGTATTCCCCCACTATGGATGTTTCGGTCGGACAAAATCTGTCCAACCCCGCTCCGACTTATTCACAGGCCTCCGTAAAGGCTAAGTTCACGTGGTTGCGTCGGTGTGTGTGATGGCCACGTATCCAGCGTCAAACAGCTCTGTAACGTGGTGTAGGCTTCGTTAAGCTCTCGCTTGGCTCGTGCAATGTCGTCATTGCTGAAGGTGTATATTCCAGCCTCAAAAGGCGGCTCCTTCTCAATGACTGCCCAATACCAGCGCTTGATCCCCAATCCAGCCTTCGCGGCAATGTCACGATAGTTGGCTTCTTGCCAGCTGTATTTGAACTGCCTTGAGGTCCTCATGAACTCCCACTCAGATGCGCCACCTTCACGGGTTGTCTTGATGTCAACGATCACGCCGTCTTTCTCCATATCAATGCGGCATTTGGCATCGATGTTTTTCCTGAAGCCGTTGGCAAACACTGACAACTCATGTCGGGCACCTTTCATTGACTGAATCTCAGGCAAGGCTTGGAACGCATCGGCCATTGCGATGACCTTCTCAAGTTCCTTCTCCTTGATCACCTCAGCGCCGTTTTCCTTAACCTTAGCCCACCACTGCTTGTTTTCTTTCTTCCGTCGGTCTTGTCGTTCATCCGGGCAGACTATGACTTCCTTGTGGAATCGTTCTGGCTCCAGAACAAACATGTGAAACAACCGACCGAATCGAAAACACTCGGTGTCAATGTTGGGGATGATCCCCGTCCACTTCGCGTGAAAGCGCTTGGGTGACTTGCCCATTTCTTTCAACAGCGAGGTGGACAGGGCGCCGTCCTGACGGTAATCAGGATCGGCCATCCCATCATATATCCCGGTCTTTGTCTCAGAACGGAACGGCATCGACTTCTTCCTCAACGATGGTGTTTACAGAGGTATCATTCCCGACCAGCGCTTTGTATTCATCGCTTGCTTTGACCTCATCGCGAGCCCAAGGCGGGAGCTTGTCCCAGTTTTTAGGGTGCTCCTTGATGTCATACACGTAACCAGGAATGATCTGCTCCGGACAGGTAAGGTCCTCGTGCATGCTGCCAATACCAGTGATGCGGTCCTTTGTATTGCCATCGGCGGTTACCTTGTGAGTGATGGTCACCATGCATGGCTGCCCTAAAACAGCGTCCAGGTCCCATCCCAGTAGTTCCTTCTGCGTAAATGCCGCACCACGCCATGCTTCAAGGTCTTTGCGCAACGCGCCTTTCTCATTGAGTGTCCTGGTGTAGGTGATGGTTTTCACAAGTGGCTGAGGTCCGTCTTCTTCACGGAACGTAGCTTTGTGTTTCGGGAACTCGAACATCAGCGCCACACGTTTGCGTGGTCGTGATTTGCCCTGCCAATCAGACATGATAGTGCCAAGGTCCATGATCCCGACGCAGCGGGCGATTTGTGATCCCTGCGGGACCATAGGTCTGGCAATGCCAGCGTTTTCTTCAATACTCAATCTAAGTGCCATATGTTTTTCCTTTCTGTTTTGCTGCTTCAGGGCACACCTCCGGCGTTACGCCTGTCACAGCGGTTTGTTTTTGGTGTTGGCGAGCACCTACTCGCCAGTCTCGGAATCGACGCTTACACCCGCGTCTAGGTCCTCTGCCCGGCGAAGTATTATTGCTTCCCGGAGTGCTTCTAAATCAGTGTGCTGAAGTATCGTCAACAGGTCTTCTAGGATCATAATTCCGACCCAAGGTCTGTTCTTTGACTTCCAGGCAATCACTGGCATTTGGTCATCCCTACAATCGCCACACGCTTGAGCTAGCCAGTCTCGTATCTGCAATCGCTCGGCACCTTTACTTTCCCAGTGGATCGGGAGATCCTTACATTCCACGTCTGCAGCGTCGTGTCCTGCTTGGGATTGGTAGAAACCGGTTCGTCTTGCAATCCACCCAAACTCCTTAATCAAGGAGGCTAGGGCCCTTTCTGTTCTGGCGCCTTTCTGGCGACTGTTGACCATAAATTATCGAACCCAACGATCGGTTCGTTTGATTTGCGTTGTCTCAACCCCTGCCTCCCACTTGCGATATGCGGCCATGCACATCTCATACAGTTCATCGTAGTTGCCCATGCTGCTTTTGTTTCCATACCTATGGTAGCCAGCAAGGCCTGTGCGGAGGGCAAGGATTGGTGATTTGTGGTGCAGGTTCGCACCGGTTACGAATCCATGATGAAATTCCCGAGCCTTTTCGGGATCCTCAACGTGGATTTTCCAGTAGAAGGCACCGTAGGCTACCCCGAGGAGGTATTGGTTGGCTTTGCCAGCAGCCTTTACCGTTTCAAGAAACCCAAGGTCGTTGGATAACAGTTGTGCCCTGTCCTGCTTGTTCGTGTCGCGCAAACCAGCTGCATTCAAAATCTTGATTGCGATCTGGTCTGACATCCACTCATTGGATCGATACAGCTTCCTAGCCTTTGGGCGTGGTGCTGTGTGTGAGTTGTGCTGGTTGTCCAGCGTGGTGGTTGGTGTGTCTATTGCTATGCTCATCTGTTCTTGCATCTCGGATCCTTTCGTTAGTGTTTCTTTGCTTCTGTGATTGCGCATCCACCCGGACACGCCTCGTGTTCTTCTGTTTAAGGTATTAGTCTGCATAAATTGATTCCTTGACTTAGCTGGCTGTGTTGAGTCCCAATCTGTGGTTGATATGCCCGGTGTCAGAAAGGATGGCAGAGCCATAAAAAGCATCGCTGTTGATGAGGAGTTGTGGGAGCGATGGGAGAAGCACTGTTGCAGAGATGGCAACGGTGATGTTGTCCCGCGCGCCAAGTCGAAGCGCATTGAATATCTGCTGAGGCAGGATGTAGAAAAAAACCGCAGACGAAAGTATCCTCCCGAGGATTGGCTTGAGTAGGTTTGTTGCTTTCATATGCAGTTGATCAACTGAATGGTTATCGCTACCGACACCTTTACTCTGCCATGCTAGCAAATTTCCTACCAGTAAAAGTTCTGCCTCGGAAAGCCCTTTTGTAATCCGTTGCATTCTACTGGCTTCCAATATCTTCTACACATTTTTTAAAGGTTTAGGTGTATTAATTGCCTTGACGGTTGCATTTTTTTTAGGCATTCCTGCCAGCGCATGCCTTAAATTGATGTAAGGTTTTTTGCTACCAGTTCAATAAACGTTCAGACATACTATGGCCGCTCCAAAGCAGATCAGCTTCAGACCAGACGAGGAAATTCGCCACATCTACGACTTGTTCATGGATGACGACTGGCTGGAAACAGTGGCAATAGCTGCTGGGGAAAATGGCGTAAACGTGGATTATGGCGACTTTGCCTTGAGCCCTAAGGTTTTCATCAGTCACCTGATTCGCAAGGAATACGAGCGGGTCGAGAAGTATATGAGAAAGCCGGGCAGCCTGAACGATCTGCAGGTTTTTGAGGCCGTCAAATACAAGGATTGGCCAGATCTGGTGCCTGCCAAGGTTGAAATTCCATCAGGTGAACTTACTCGTAAATGTTGTGAAAACGGCTGGGAAAGCTGGTATACCCGGTTGGATCTAAATAACGGGCCAGTACCAGACGAAGGCCATCAGCTTAGTTTGGGCGAGGTCATGATGCTGTATAGGCGGGGCATCATTAACGGTGAGCGTATTGCCGAGTTCAGGGGCGCAACTTCAATGCACGTTTACCAAGACCCTGAAAACGGCGAACTGATCAAAGCATACCACACCAACCTTGGCGTGATTGAGCATGCTGTAGACCAAAGATACTACAAGTATGAAGCCGAATTCACCGGTCCCAAAGATGGCGAAGGATACATAAGCTGGCGCATGGCTAAGGTTCAACCGGCGCTTGGAGACGGCATTGACCTGAGTAACGGGAAGGAGATACAGAACCTCATCACCGCCGATAGCTTTAGGGTCGAATTAATTGAGCTTCCAAACGGTGCTATATACAGCCGAAAAACCAAGGTCAACGCAAATGGCGATGGCGTGGATATACCTGCAGTTCAACAAATCCGAGATGCGCAAAATGACAAGGAGGCCCCTGAAATCCCGGATCAGGAAGTAACTGCCGAGCAGATTGCTGAGTGGGACAAACAGAGCGAGGACTATGAGCAGGCGCGCGCGATTGCACATTTTGAGGCAACGGTTGACACCATTGAACATCGAATCCGCAAACACCGCGCAAAGTATTATCTCCCCCACCCTGACTACAAAAAATTGGCGAATTTGGCTGCAGCGGCATTTAGGCGGGGAGATGAAAACCCGATTGAGAAAACATATGCATATGAGATGCCCCCGCGAGTCATTAACAATGACGGCGAGCTAAACCGCAAAGAATACCAACGCTGGGTTGTCACCGACAGAAACCTGCATCTCCAGGAATTTTACAAACGCACCGAAACGCACATCCCACAAGGTGCAGTTGGCAAACCGCTGGTAGAATACCTCCGAGCGCTGCACCTGCCATTACTTGAGCATGATCCTCGCGAGACGGGCGAGGAGATCGACCCAGAATACTACGAAGAATACACCGAGGCGCTGTCCCGACCTATGGACCGCAAGTCGCTGCTAAGCATGTGCCAACCAGGCTCAAAGGTCTCAACCGAACGCTGCTTCCTTGCCATCTTGGCCTTCATGGCTCACCGAATAGATCACGTCAAATCAGCATGGGCGCTGATAGATGCCATTACCCCCACGTTAAAACAATTGCGGACAAAAAAGCAGATCACACGCAAACAAGCATACGACCAGCTACGCAGACTGAGGCAAACTGAACACCTTCCAGGCTTGCGCCCGGCAACCTATTGCTCCCTGATTTACTTCCTACGCCCTACTCAGGATGGATACATGCTGTCATCCCACACAGCCAAATCCATCAACCTAATTGCTGGTGACGACATCATTCAGCTAAACCAATCCGGCTATCCTACAGACGAAAATACCGCTGAAAATTACGAAGCTTATTGCCAGATCATTGACCACATTGGTGCGCATGGTCATCACAAACAAATGAGCGGCGCTGAAGTTGAGGAGCGGTTGCAATCATACAGCGAACCATTGGTTGGCGAATGGCGCGAATACCTTGGGAAGTTCGAGAATGTCAGATTGCGCTGACCCGCCCTACTAGGTTCTCAGTTCCTTTGGTCAGTTTCTTTGATTAGTTAGAGGTTCCAGTGTGGAACCGACCTGGGTTCCACTGTGGAATCGACCCTGCTGCTAGTTTCTTGCCGCCAATTTGGATGATTTAGAATCATTCTCAGCCTTGGACTTTTCGCGCATCTCTGCCCACATCTCCAAAAGCCTGTCGTAGACAGCTATGTTGAAAATGTATTCTGCCATGGTGTGACAATGATCATGGAAATCACCCATTCTGTAGTCTTCGTCTCCAAATGCTGCATTGGCCCTGTCGAGAAGTTCTTCGTTTGCTTCGGACACCATCACGATGAATTCCAATCCTTCATTCAGAACCGCCTTGTCAGTGTGATGCTGGATTTGTTCATCGAAACTGAAATCATCCGGTTCCACCCCTTCGTCAATTATGTTCAAAGCGCAATTTTCCACGCCTCGCAGAAATTGCTCGTAGTTGGTCATTCGCAGTAGTCGTTTCATTTGCTTGTTCCTTTGTGGTTTTTTGACAAGCCCAGCGATTCAGGCGTCAGATTCCAATAGGCCTCAACGTCCTTGAGCACCACTAGTGACTTGTAGTTTTTGAAAAATGGCCCTACGCCGGTGCCGCCCCAGTGAACGGTCTTATCGAGGCTCTGGGTTTTGGCTGAGTAGAAGCTGAGAGCTGTGTGTCGGAGCACGTTGTCATACTTGCGGTCCGTAATTTTGGCATCAACCCTCATCTGCTCGAATGCTTTGCGGTATCGATACGATGATTCGACGCCATCCTGAACCTCCGGCACAATTGGTTGGGACGTGTCCAACCACGGTAGAATTGCAGCCTCAAGCTCCACGGTTCGCACGTCACGTTTTTTGGCAACTTTCGGCAGCACTTTGATCACCAAATCCTCGGAGTCAACTTGCTCCCAATCCAGCCGCTTAGCCTCCTGGTTCCGCAATCCCGCAAACAACTGCAGAGCAACCAACGACTGAATCGGTGTTCCATAGGCGGCTTTCAAGACCGCTTTGGTTTGCGCCAATGTAAGCGCCACATTGTCTGTCCCCTCAACCTTTGGTTTGGCAACCACGTCCAGCGGGTTTGAGGTCACATATCCAAACTTAATTGCCCAGTTGAAAAGCTGACCGCATTTGGTGATGTAGTTTTTCCTAGTCTGCGCTGATGCGTTTTCGGGGATCATCCCATCCAATGCTTCGCTGGTAACCTGGTGCAACTTGAGCTGACCAAAGGCTCTGTTCAGCTTGTTTGTAAATTGTCTCAGTTCGCCCAAGGTTCTTTCGGTCAGGTTTTCCTTCGCCTTGTATTTCAAAAACTCTGCGCACGCTGCATCGACTGATTTTTCTGAGCCGGGTTCGACGTAGTTTTTGATGCAGTAGTCAACCGCTTCGGACAACGAAACAATCGGAACCTTTTTCAGAAGCTGATACGCCATCTCAGCATCAGCAACCTGCCCACTTGTCAGCCGAGTCTTTGCGTAGGTATCAACCTCGGTCTCAGACTTCTCACTGAACTCAATCTGCTGCCTGCATCGCTCGGCTTTATCGTAGTCCTCAAAGAACCTCCTGACACGCAATCCGTGACGCATTGTTCCGGACACCAACCATGCTCGCTTACCGTTGTTGTAGGTATACCGACTGATGGAAAATTTGGACCGCGGCTTAGGCATGAGTCGAACTTTAATGTCAATTTTAATGTCAACAAGCAAAAAACAACCACCAAGGAACCGCATGTGAAAACTTTCACAAGGCATGATTCGGGTCTGTTTGAGGTGATTAGGGCATAAAAAAACCCCAGTATTTACTAGGGTTTGATGAATTTTATTAGGAAAGCAATGGCGGAGAGAGCGGGATTCGAACCCGCGGTCGCAGTTATCCCACGACGACGGTTTAGCAAACCGTTGCTTTCGACCACTGGCTCACGGGCTGAAAAGCGGTTTTACCATTGTTTTTACTGGTGTTTTGTAAATTTTCGCAAACCGCTCGCTCAATGCCTTTAACTGCCATTATCGCCTTTACTGTCAATTTATTGACAATCAGCCGAACCATCCTAGACAGGTGTATTACACCCGTTACAATTATGTGAGTGGCCATTCATTCGCCCTACCCGTCTGCTTTGCCAACACCAAAACCCAGCGACTGACACCTGTGCCCAAAGTGCTTTGCTTTCACGCAATCTGCACGATGGCTGATGAGCATCAGAGCAGTGTTCAGCAGAAAGCTGAGATGGTGGCTGGGTGCCTGGTTAACCTGCAATTTACTCCTCGAACCCAAAACCCTCATGCATATCCCCCACGTCTTCCTGGATCTCGGCAACCTCGTCACCAATCGATGAGATTTCACCCTGAACGTCGTCTAATGCGTTTTCAAGGCGCGTGGTGTTAGCCATCATCCCCAGCAACATCATGTTTCCAAAGCGCGAGCTTGACCGTTCAGCCGCTGGCAGCGAGGCAATTCGCTTTGCAATTAAGGACTCCCCAAGGCCTCGGTCCTTAAAATTCAACCATCCGTGGACGAACTTGATCTCGATAGGTTCCAGTCCACGATCCTCAAAATCGCTCACCAAGCTTGCAAAATAACCGGACAGCGCCTCTCGGTTTTCAGGTGATAATTCGAAATATGAAAATGGCTTTGCTGCTTCCAGAGCTGTAAGTGCTTTTTGAGCTACATCCTCGCGCTGCTTCTTTCGTAAACTGCCTCGTTCTGCAGCCTCTGCTTTACCAATGTGATCACGAAACAACTCAGAAGTTGCAAACATTCCGGGTGGATCAACCTGGACAGAAATCTGATATACGCCCTCCTGATCTATAAATAGCTCGTATGCCTCGCGTGATGAATTGGCACTAATTTCGTGTTCTCGGCGATGGTTTTCGCCATCAATCTGCTTTGTGTATGAACATCTATAGGTCTTCATAGTTGCCAGTTTTTACCCCATCGAAAACCTGCATCCAATTCGAAAAACCCGTTGACGGGTGTATTACACCTGCGACAATTAGTGGACCTGCCTGACGACATGTCGTTCTCAGGGTGACAGGTATGGGTTGCGTAGGAGCTAGCAAGAACCTACACGACAAACGAGACACGGAATACGACACCGATACCCGCTCCTGCTGTTGGATACTCAGGGGCGGGTTTTTTCTTGGCGGGATTCGCAGTTCTGTGGCGTGTATTGAGGCATGCCGAATCATGTGCTCAAATTGTTCTGCTTGCTGCTCTGTGTGTTCAGCCTTTGGGGATGCGGCCAAAGGCAGGGTGGAAAAACCTCTGAAAGCCAACCCTCTGAAAGCCAACCCACTGAAAGCCAACCCACTGAAAGCCAACCCACTGAAAGTCCAAACCACGAAATGCTTTCCTACGTGATAGGAGATGCTGAGGTGGCGATTACTGGATACAACTTATTCGAGGAGGGGGAGTTAGTTATCCCTGAACAAATTGAGGGCTTACCTGTTACCAGCATTGGGGATTCGGCCTTTGCAGACTGCATCGGCCTGAGCTCGATCACTATCCCCGAGGGCGTCACCAGCATTGGGGATTGGGCCTTCCGGGGTTGCAGCAGTCTGACATCGATCACCATCCCTGAGGGCGTCACCAGCATTGGTTATGTGGCCTTCCGTGGGTGCAGCAGCCTGACTTCGATCACCATCCCAGATAGTGTCACCAGCATTGGGGATTCGGCCTTCTGGGAATGCAGCAGCTTGACCTCGATCACCATTCCCGATAGCGTCACCAGCATTAAGGGTGGGGCCTTCGCTGAATGCATCGGCCTGAGCTCGATCACCATCCCCGATAGTGTCACCAGTATTGGGGATTCGGCCTTTGCAGATTGCATCGGCCTGAGCTCGATTAGCATTCCACAAGCATTTCACAGTGAAGTCGAAGCAAGCCGCCTAGGCCTAGATAAATTATGGCCCGACGGGTTTGCTCTGCCTGATAGCTCCAGCAAGTAAACAAGCCAAAGCATTCGCCTACCTCCGACTCAAGTAATCCTGCGCTTTCTCCACCGAGCTGAAGACAGGACCGATCCGTTTGCCTCGGTCTGAGTAAACTCTGACGCCAGACCTGCTGGAGAGCTGGATAGCTCTGTCTCCTCGTTCGTTGGTGTAAATCGCTCCACCACGATCATTCAGCGACCTGCTTTGGGTCAGCTCAGTTAATCCAGGGCTGAATCTGGGCAAGCCTTGCTCAAGGATGCTGGCACGATGCTCTGGTATCAGTTTGACGTAGTGGCCTTTGAGGGCTTTGCCAACTCCGCGCAGCTCAACTTTGAGTCGCTTGCCGTCTTTGCCTTTGACCTGCTTCCATGTCTTGAGGGTTGGCAGGATGCGGTCGTAGAAGCCTTTCATGCCGCCTGAGTCGACTTTCATGTCATCACCATCGATGACGTGATTGCCGCTGCCGTCAATTTTTTGACCAAGCAGCTTTTGAGACAGTTCCTTACCTATGTAGTCAGGCAGTTGGTGCGGAGCGATACTTCGCTCAAGCACTGGATCCAGGGTGCCCAATTCACCTGTTTTAAAGCCTCTAAGGCGCTGCGAAACCTCGTTGTATTCGAGCCGCTGAACCTGCTCTGACAAATCAAATCGCTTTGCCTGTGTTTCTCCCGTGGTCCAGGCGATTGCATCAAAGCCTTCCTCGGCTGCCACCCGAAGCATTCGCTTCATCGACAACTCAGGCCACGATTTTTTGAACGGAGCGTCTGCTGCCTTTGCGATGCCCTCGTCCTGCAGCTGCCTCTCGGCAGTTTGCTTTGACTCATACTCACGTTGCAGTTCGTTGTATTTTTTTCGGTTGTCGGCAGCTAACTCCTTGATGATTTTAGGGTCCTCACCATCTGACAGCCTGCCAAGGATCCCGTCATACTCAGCGTTTAGTTTTTCAATCTCAGCTGCAAGCTCCGAACGTAAATCCATGCTGCGATGCAGCATTTTGAAACGCTCGTTCATGCCTATGTCATCATAGCCTTTTTTCCTGCCCTGCTGGTGCCAGTCGCTTTGTATTTCCTCGATAAACAACACTCGTTCACCGAAATTCCCAATGCGTGTATTGTGCCTTACATGAGCAACTATGTTTCTTTGCTCGAAATGAGGACTGTCAAAAAAATCACCGGTTCTTGTCTTTGGCAGGGTCAATATGCGCTCACGATAGGTTCCTTGCTCAGACCCAGGTGCTGTGTATGTGCTGTATTTGGTTCGGTCCTCAAAGTCACCACTCAGCTCTAGGTTCTCAATGCGAGCAGTCAGGTGCTCTGCCTCTGTGAACCGCCTTTGACGCTCCAGAGTTCGCTGAGCAGCCATGAGGTCTTCTGTCGACATGCCGTCGCGGATGTTTTGCAGTGTGAGCAATTCGTCAAACGCTCCGTCTCCTACGGTGTCATTAATTGATCCGAGCGGCTTTTTGTCGTTCTCAGCCTCCAGAAATGCCAGTCTCTGCTGTTCATCAGGCGTAAGCACTCTGCGACCGCCTAACACTGTCTCATTGACCTCAATCTGATTTGCCAGCAGGTGGTTCAGCACGTCCTCCTTGGTCGTCTTCGGGTTGTCCTCAAGGAACTTGTCCAAACCAGTCTCAGCGATTTCCTCCTGCTTCACACCAGCCTTCTCGAGCGCTGCCATGAACTGCTGGCCTGTGCCACGTTCCTGCTTGAGGTCCTTGATAGCTCGCTCAGCTTTGGAATACATACCCAGCTGATCCACGTCGGTTGCTGATGGGCTGAAATTAGTTTGGCCTTTCTCGTAGGCTTCCTGGCTAAATTTGACGACCTCTGTGCGAGGTGTCATGTCCACAACACGGTCCAGCCTGAAGTCTAGGAACGGGTTGGTTTTGCCCCTGTATTTGGTGCCCTCAGGAATGATTGGGTTGCCTTTGACGTTGCGGATCTGCAGAAATTTATTCAGGACGTTGCGCTTCTCCTGTGACCCAAGCACCGTTGCCGTAGGTGTGTCACCACCGAGTGCGTTGATGTAGGTCTTCAGGTCAGTAATCATTCCTTCGACGCTGCCAAACATGGTTTGCCACGCTGGGTTTTCCCCCCACTCACGTGCAACTCGGTTGGCAAGCAATGACAGATCGACGACTTTCATCCTCACCGTGCCTGCTGTTGGGCTGACAATGATCTGATACGGCACGACATCACGATTGGTGTATGGCACGTTGCGGTATCGGGTCAGCAGTGACTTGTTCTTGCCTCTGCCTTTGATTTTGGCTGTGGCTGCTGCGTAGGTCACGTTGACGATGCCGCCTGCTTGCTTGATCAGCTCTAGCACCTCCTTGACTTTGTTGCTCATGCCCGGCTGGTTGATGATGGCATCAATCTGTGACGGGCTAAACCGCTGGCCTACATACGATCCGTCAGGCTGCCTAACAAGGCCTCCACCCTCTGAATCCACGACAGACGCCGGGACTTGGTCAAGTGCTTGCGCAGTCGCTTCTGCGTTGGCTCTACTGATTTTGTTGCTTGCGCCTGGCCGTAGCATGACTCTGCTGCCTTTGGCGTTGAGTCCAGCAAGGCCGAGGTCTTGCAACTGGTTGAATACTTTGTCATCACCGAGGTCGGCTTCGGTGTAAACTCTGACCGGTTCACCACCACTCAGCTCAACGTGCTTGTATGCCGTGCGCCTTGCTTTGACCAAGTCGCCGATGGCTCGGTTGAGTGTTGAGTTACTGCGTTTCATTGGTCCGAAAATCGGACTTTCAAACGCTGTGGTCATTCGTTCGAGTTTGCCAGGTATCACTCGTGAAAGCAGATTCCTGACTGAGCCGACTAATCCATCGCCTTTCAGTATGTAGCTGCTGTCTTTGCCTGTGATCAGGTTCGCAAAGTATTCAGCAGCTAGTTCTTCAATGATTGCGTTGCGCTGTGCTTCGGTCGTGGTGGGCCGCTTTGACTGCAGCTTGTTTTCGTATTGCCGAATGAACTGATTGATTTCATCTGGGCCATACAGCTTACCGACTTCCTGACCGATGCGCTTTGCTAGTATGTCAAAACCATCGAGGCGAGCTATGGCATGAAATGCTTCGTGAGCAAGCAGCCTCAACGCTGAGTCCTTGCCGCGTTTACCATCAAACACGCCACGCAAGTAGACGACTGGGTTGTCGCCTTGGACCACAGATGCGCCTTCTGACTTGTTTTTAAATCGTGCGTCGTAGTCTTTGGGTGACAGGATCTGAACACTGCCTCCGCGTTCTGCTGTGGCCGTCTGGAGAATTTGCACCAGATCCATGCCTTTGGTCTGCGAGCGGTGGTCAGTGAAATACTTGGTGAAGTAGGAACGCATTTCTGGGTCAACCTGTGTGATCCAGTTGCGGAAGTCATTATCCTCAGCCCTGCGCAAAGCAGAACCGCTGACGCCTTCGACAAAGCGCCCAGCAATGCCACCAGCTGCACCGCTGGCAAAACCAGACCCAAAGCCCTGCGCAGCTCCTTCAAGGCCTCCAGCAAGTCCACCAAGCCCAGCCCCAACGCCCGAGCCTACAACACCTGCACCAACACCTCGACCTAAGTAGTCGATAGGTTTGTCGAGAAATTTGAGGTAGCCAGCCGCCTTGCCGGCGATGGTGTCAGGCGCATTCTGTGCAAGCCTTGCTAGGCCACCAGTTCGTGTTGGCGACAAGGCCATGGCCTCACCAAAACCCTGCAAGACGCCACCAGTTAGCTCCAGCGCAGGGACCACACCAGCAGCTTTGATCAGCGGTGAAATCCCAACTGTGGCACCGGCGACACCAGCTGCTGTGGGTAAGGCAAATTTGCCCAGACCTCCAGTAGCTTCATCAACAATCGTGTCAGCTCTGGATAGGTAGCTTGCAGCAGCGTCAACACCTCTGCGAATACCGCTAGCTGCACCTGTGGCCGCTCTACCAGCTAGTCGAACTGGGCTGCTGGCAACCCTCGCCATGGTTGAAGAAATTCTGCCTGAGCCAAACCCAACGAAAGTCGATGGATCCAAGAAGTATGAACTGCCTTCTGCCAGCCGCATGTCGATCATGTCGGGTGTCAGGCCAAACTCCTGAAGCAAAGTCTCATCACCTCTGCGTGCTGCTTCGCGCACGTTATCCATCTCCTTGATGGCTAGGAATCGGTTGTAGGATTTCTGGACCGCATCCTCCGACTCCATGAAATAAGGCTCTAGGCGATCAGCAAAGTTGTTTTCAATGCGTTTGCCCAGTGTCTCCAGGTCATAGGTTCCACGCGCAAAGCCTTCAGCCATTGAAGCTGCTGCTCTGTCTCCTTTGCCCTGAGCGGCCAATGATATACCGCTTTTGACGCCATCATACAGCTCTCTGGCAGTGATGGCTGCTGCGTTGATTGCTAGCTCGCCAAGTCCTGGGCCATCGATGGTAGGCTCAACTTCACGCAATCGCTTGAAGTCATCAAACGATACCTCGCTGGCCTTAGTCGACGGATCCTTGATGCGAGCAACAAACTGCTCGTCGGTTTCAGGAAAGCGCTCAGCCAACGCTGTTCGCATTTCATCATCACCTACACTGTCAGGAAATCTGACGTAGGTGTCGTATCCTTGGACGTATACGCGCTTCACCGGAAGGATTTGCTGCTTGGATCGTAGTCGAGGTCTAGGCTGGTCGTTTGAGGTGCGCCCGGAACCGCAAACATGATTGATCGCATTCGGTTTTGTCGTGCTTCACGTTTGGCCCGAATTGTTGCGGGACTGTCGCCAGGCTGTGGAAAGAAGTTGACTACGTTGCGCTCTACTTCGCTCTCGCGGGCTTCAGCGCCAGTCAATGCTCGCAGGTTGAACTCAGCCCAACGCCGTTTCGCGGCTTCGTAGTTTTGAAAGTCTTCGGTCTTGGCGAAATTGGGTGCTTTGCCTTGAAGCCAGCCATAAAACGATTCAGGAGATGCACTGGACTCAATCCTGTCTATGATTTTGCTCTCCTCCATCATGCCAGTGCCAAACTGGTATGCCTTGCGCTCTGATTCATTTAGCTCAAGCGGCTCAGCAGCTTCTCCAGGCTTCATAGCCAATTGATAGGCAAGTCCTGCAGCCTTCGGGTATTTCTTGATGAGTTCGGACAGGCTGCCTGCAAATCGCTGATTGACCTCCGCAACTGTCTCGGGCCGCAGGTTGAAGTCATCCTCAGCCATGCGGATCTCTAGGGTGTCCAATTCGCGTTGGGCTTCCTCAAGCTCCTGGAACAGCTTCTTGCTTCTGCTTTCTTGCGTGGCTTGTTTTTCCTCTGCAGTCGGTTCAGGCTTCTTATCGCTGACAGACATTAGCTGTCGTGCTGCGCCCATCGGAGTGAGTAACGCGCTAGCCGCTTTCTCGACACCACTTCGCGATGTGTCCGGTGTTCCTCCCAGTTGCTCGCCTAGCACACGCATTGCTCCGAGCGGCTCCAAAAGCGCCCTAGCAGCCTGACTAAGCATGTTGGGTTCAGGTTCGTTTGCCTGTGGTGCTAACTGCTGCAAAAACGATTGGCTTGGACCAGACTCCTGCGCAGGCGGGTCGCTCACAGGTGGCAAGGACATACTGTAATCCATGTTGGCTTGACCGACTTTCTGCCGTGCAGCATCAATCATCTGATTAGTCACAGCTGGCTCGGCAACCGATTGCGGTTGTTGCATGTCTAGGTATTCGGACAAAAACCCAGCTTGCTGCTGCGTTGTCTGCTGCTGCAGCAGTTGTGGTAGAAGTTGCCCGTAACTGACCAGCTCGTCATAGCTCATTGTTTTGGCCGCGTCAGAATCCAACACGCCCATCTGCGTAAACGCTTTGGTCAAGCCGTCAACCACACCAGCCTTTCGCTTGTCTTCGGCTTTCTTGTTGGCGTAGGCGTCAATGATTTTGCTCACGCCAGAGCCGAACTTCTCAATGCCTGCAGCCAGTGCTGGAGCACCTGTGGGTATTGCCATCGGTTGAACGATGCCCTGGCCTGTGTAGCTTTGTTGTGAGAATGCCATGTCTATGCGAGTTGTAGTTCAGTTTTCATTATGCCAGGATTGCTGCAGATGCTGCGGAACCACCCACATCACCGGCGGCACCAATGAGTGACCCCATGATTGCTGTGCGATTTGCTGCACCGGCTAACCTGGCATTTGCTTCTGCGTTGTAGTTGTTGGCAAACAATGATCCTGCGTATGCCGACTCAGGATTGAAGACGCTACCTGGATTGAATGATTGTCCCTGCCCAGCAACACCCATGGCTTGGTTGATCTGCACTCCAGGTCTACCGAGAATCGCTAAGAACGGGTCTTGAGTGGTTGCCATGTTCAGTCCAGCGATCTGCTGTCCAAACTGCTGTCGACGGCGTTGCAGCTGCTCTGCCTGTAGGCCTTTGACTAGTGCCTCCTGCCCTATGTCAGCCATGCCGTAGCCAAAGCCGCGTGCAGCTTGAGCGCCTCGCACAGACTGCTCCAGTTCTCGAGCAACCGATGGTGGCAATGATGCACCCGATTGCAGGTCAGTCATGGCTTGCCGGTTCAACTCGTCCATCAAAGCAGCCTGCTCTGGGTTGCTTGCCCTAAATGCTTCAGTAGCACGAGGGCCTAACCTCTCAACGGCTGCGATGTCTGCTTCACGAGCTACGTCGCGAGCTGCTGCATCGGCTGCGCCGAGTCTTGGCATGATGTTTCGCTCATACAACTCAAGCATTCCTGGTCGACCTGCTGACCCGAGCAAAGTCTCGCGTAACACATCGAGGTCTAGGCGTGCGTATGCTGGCCGACCGAATTCTTGACTGGACTCAGCGGCGTAGAGGTCAGGTGCGAGATCAATCTGCGTTTGCAGTGTGTCTCGTGTTTCCTGTGCGTAGTCTCTAGGTTTGGGTGCGTCAGGTGTGTATAGGCCCATCGTAGTTGTCCGTTTGGTATTCCCGATGTTTTTTGGTGAACTCCCGCAGCGCGTTCCAGCCGCCACAGATGTAGACGGTGGCAAACACTACTTCGTGATACAGCGACTTGATTACGTCACTGTGAGTTTGTTTGACGGGATCATCGGATTTCTCCCAAGCATTGGCGTCCAGCCAAGCATTGCAGCCCATGATGATCAGCGGCATGAGGAAGCCGCTGTGGGCTTTGTAAAATTGGTTTTGGCCAAGCGCTAACATCCAAGCCAGCTCGCGTTGCACCATCTCCTCGTCTGTGATGACTGCTTCGCCATCAATGATGTCGTCCAAGTGATGAGCACGATCTGCAAACAGCTCCACAAATTTCCATGCCTCCTTGTTCTCGTGAGTCAGGCGCATGAAGTCGGGCTTGATGCTGGTGTCAAAATGCATCATTTCCAGGCGTAGACTTTGAGTTTCATTTTGGCCAGTTGGTCAGTAGTTAACGCTAATCTGCTTCGGTTGACATTGGTGCCAAAAACAAGCCCTGCAGTGCCGCGAAAGTATGTTTTTATGGACGTGAGCGTCAGGCTGGTGTCAAAAATCGGCTCGTATACGTCATTGTATTGCGTGAGGTTTGCCGTATCGAATTCATCACCTGCGGCATATCCTAGTTCGCTGATTGCTTCAGTGACCACTATGACTGGCCTAAACAACCTCGGGACTGAAGTAAATCCGTGAACGAAAGTCTGAGACTTGTCTGAGCTAGACAACACTGCTTGAAGCGATTGGCTGCCTGTCTCGGTGTAGTAGTAGCCAGGCTCACTGGTCAGTGGTCCGGCGTTGTTGGATGCAGATGAACCAGCTCCTTCTGCCCATGCTCTGATGCGGTATTGGAACTTGGAGCCAGATGTGCTTATCCCGATCGTGCCCGACCCGTCCTTCTTAGGAATTATGAAACGACCTAGGCCAGATTGAACCGATGCATGTATCTGCAGTATGACGTTTGTTGCGTCAATGCTTACACCCGTGGTCGGGAATTCTTGACTTGAACTGCTTTGGTTGACGTGCGTGCCCCAAATAAGGACTTCATCGCCCTCCACATATCCAGTGCGGGTTGTGTCATCTGAGATGCACCTCAGCGTCACAACTACTTGCTCAGGCACTTTGCCTAATCCGTGTGCTTGTGTGACAACATACGGAGCGGGAGTAGCCACAATTGTCGCTAGGTCGGACGTGTCGAACACGCTAGCCGAGTTGGTGATTGGCTTTGCGATCCACTCGATGTTGCCGCTGCTGTCAGTGGTGAGGTATTGGTCAGCAAGACCGTTGGTTGTCAGGCTACTGTATGCGACAACACCCGTGCCTGTAACTGCTGACTTCCAGACCGGATCAGCTCCTGCACCGGCTGTAGACAGGAAGTAACCGTCAGTGCCAGGAGCTAAAGTCACCAAGTTTCCCGCGCTGTCGTAATACAGGATCTGACCGTGCGTGCCTTGTGCCAGCTTATTGAGCGCCAGATTGTGGTCACTGATTTTGGAGTTGATGTTGATCGTGCTGGCTAGCTTGTCAGTCGTGACAGCTCCATCAGTGATCTCAACCGTGTCCAGTGTTCCACTGCTCTCAATGCGTGGTTGCCCCAGCAGGTTCAGTTTGCTGTAGGTGACTTTCTCGCTGGAACCAAAGCTGTATCCAGGCCGGATGGTGAATGACAATGACATGTTACTGGATCAGGAGGCGGCTGCTGTTCTGCAGATACCAGTTTTGTGCTAGGTCGCTGTAGAAAATCGCCATGTTATTTGACGGGATTGTTATGGACGTTGTGCCTACACCGAGGGCGTTCTTGTCTGCCAATGCGCTGCCGGTCAGAACCACATCACCTGTTGAGCTGTTGATGACCACTTTGTTGTAGACCTGACTTGCTGCAGGTGTAGGCATTGAGTAAGACCCAGCCGCGCCGATGATACTTACATGCTTGGTGGTTGTGATTGTGTTGCTTTCAACCGAGTTCAGCTCATTCCATGCGTTCGGCGCATCAATGCTGATAGTTGGATTGCCTGTAACGCCGTTCGGATCGGACCAAGTCAGCCCAGACCCTGAACTAAGTGTTCGTCCGAATGCATTGCCAATCCCATCGATGGTCAGAACTCCGCCTGTCACTAGCTCATCGATTTCACGGATGGTGCCAGATGCGTAGTTGAGGTGTTCTAGGATGTCGATGAACTGCGTTCTGGTAACCGTGCTTGCACCTACTGGTGCGTTGACGGTATCGACTGCGAAATTTTTGGTTGAGTCAGGCATTAGTAAGTTCCTCCGTGAACACCCTCACGACGTTGTCCTGGGGTTGATCCGCTGGTGACTGAGTGCAAACGCACTCGACCATCGAGTCCTTCGAGTTTGATTTGAAAGTAAGCACCATGACGATCGACTCGCAGCTTGTGCGTGTAGCTCTGGTGTAGGTCCAGCTGGATGCCGTCAGTGCCTAGCAGTGTTCCACCGCTGGGCTCGGTAGGCTCCAAGACCACTGAGTAGTCTTCCCTGCCAGGGTTGGCGAAGTCCGTATTCGGATTTCCGACGTTCCAGTCATCTGAACCGAACGTCATGTATTTAGTTCTGTCTGGGAACGTGTAGGTCGTGTTGTCGAGAATGACTTGCTGCTTGGTCACACCGTCCACGATCGCAGTGACTTTGTATTCTGGATCCCAAGTCGAGATAAACAACTGCGCTTGCTGGTTGCGTTTACGATTACCTGCTTCAAAGCCATAGCCCCGAGTAGTAATCATGAAGTCGACCGGGTTGTCTTCGACGGTGCTTGGCTGTGAGTAGACAAGTCGAACCTCATCGCTAGTGGATAGCTCAACAATGAACGGCGTGGAATTCGTGAACCGAACACCGCTGATGAGCCTTGTCACACCATCTGTGTTGTGTGTCCACGTGCTGGTGAAACCGGCATACAGATTGTCTGATGGCAGTCCAGATGGCTCTACAGCTGGGTCGGTGCCCACAGCCCACTCAGTGCCTGCGTTGCTGCTGAGCAATCTCGTCGCCGTGATTTCAGTGCCACCGTTGACCCTGATCGTTACGTCTTCCTCGGGGTAACCATCGAGAATGATGTCGCATGTCGTGTTGCCAGCGGCTGCTGGTCGTCCTTCCTGCTCACCGTATTCGTAGAGACCAATCACACCCTCATAGTCGACGTAGTAGAGATGCTCTCGTCCGTTAAAGTCCGCCACGAACAAGTATTTGATTTTGATTGCGTCACCGTCATCAATCCCGCTCCATGCTTGGTTAAGAAAGTCGTAGACCAACACTGCATTGTTCTGCTGGCTGCCATCGAGTGGCACAGACAGGTAGTAGCGGTTGTTCCAGTAAGCGCCGCAGGCAGTGTCTTTCGCCACCGCCATGTCAATGCGATCGATCAGTGGCTGAATTGGTGTTGAGGCAGGTTGGCTTACGCCTTGCAGTTTGTTCTGCTCAGTCTGTCGTAGGCTTACAACTCCTCGCTGAGACAAGAACCATAAGTCACTACCCGTGTTGGCCACAGATCGAGGTCCAACCAATCCGTATTCAGTGGTGATCTGGTCGAGGACTGCGTTGTTTTGCCACTCGCCGTAGAGACCAGTGACTGCGTAGATGCTAGTCGACTTGAACACCACGACGGTCTGATCATTGAACGCATACAATCGTTCGATGTTGTCACTGTCGCCCTGGTTGATTTTGAACGAGCTGTAGACAGGGTCATAGCTGGTGTAATCAAGGATGTCGGAGACAGCGACATGGTCTGCTTTGCTTGCCCCGCTCGGTCGATGGGGAACCAGAAGTCGGTTTTGCAGAAACAATGTCGTCTTTGCGTTAGGAATGCTTTCGGTGCCTCCAGCCCCAGAAGCGCCTTCTGCTTCCTTGAACCCGGTCAGCAAGTCTGACATCACTAGGTGCGTGCCATCGTCTCCACGACTCAGAATGCATTTGTCGAAGGCTTGGGTGAACCAGAACAAACTTTCCGAATTGATGTCTTGGTAGTTGGTTCTTGTGGGAACACTCAGCGTGACACTAACCGGCACGACGACAGCGTGGTTGCCTTGCCGCATTCGGTAGATTTGGACTGTGGAGTCGTCGCTACTGGCTGCTAGCAGGATCCAGTCGTTGCCATCAGGGTCATTCCAAACCCCCGCACCAAAGACATCGAAGAACTTGTTGTCTGCCTGGCGATTCCAGTTGATGTCGCCGTCGTTCCAATCAATCGGAAACTCGAAGTAAGTCTCACCCCAATTGACAGGCATTACGCCTTTGCGAGGTTCAGCAACACCGAATCGGAATCGAGCATTGCGTGCGTCCGCGACATAGCCAGCAGGTAACAAGTGCGGAGCTGTCCGCATGTCCACTCCAACGAAACCGGTATCACCGTCCGTCAGTGGTGGATTGTCGTTCTTGCTGTATTCGCGGTGTTCCCTCACCGATCAATTGCCGCCAGTGCTTGCTGAATCAGTGGCTGAGTGCCTTTGATTTTCTGAGCTGTCTTGACTTTGGCTTTGGCTTCAGCAGCTGCTGCCTGATCAAGGCGGCTGAGTTGTTCTTTGAACTCCTGTGCCGCTCCTACAGCTGAAATCGTGGCTGCACGCCACTTCTTAGACCGTATGTGACCGAACACAGCCAGAGCACCTATGAGCGCGTTAGCGGCCAAGCTAGACCATGGAAACGGCGCTATGGTGCCCACTGCTTGAATGCCTTCAGCAATGCTTGGGTTTAAGACCCAGCCGTTGGTGCTTACCAACTGCTGCGGTCCTTCAGGTGTGTCAACTTCGGTCGTTGATACAACCGGGTCATACAGTGTGTTGCCTAGCTGTGCGCAGCCGCTGAGAAAATACAGCGCTGAACACAGAAACAATGCTTCAATCAGTTTCTTTCTCATCGTTTTTGAAAATTGATCTCCAGACACCGACAGCTTTCCCGCACATGTAGACAGCGGTTGCCATCGCAATAATGAGTCGCGCCCAGTCCTCCAGTCCGTCTGCGAAAGTGACACCAAACCCGATAGCCCCGATAGATAAGCAGCGGAATGCATCTGTCAGCTCACTTGCCACTGCGCCACTTACCCCCTGCAGCCTTGTATTGTTTGGCTGCCCACTGGTTCGCGTATTTGCTCGGGTAGACTTTGAATTTGCGCTTTGCCTGCGCTTTCTTCGCAGCCCACAACTTTGGATTGGTTGGCTTTGGGTCAGCCATACTATGCCCAAACCCTCGCGGGTGTTACTGGTGTTGGATCGACTTTGTAAGCCTCCAGCGCCTCACCGTCCTCAGAGTCGAGGCAGCGGATGTTCACGTGGTAGCCGAGGGCGTATTGAGGTGGCACAGTTTCCTGCCCGTTCTCATCGTATTGCCCCGGCACATCTACAACTAGTGGCAGCACGTCGATGTTGCGGTAGTTGGGGCGCTGCTCGGTTTCAGTGACGGTCCGGTTCTCCGGGTCGCTGTTGTCCCAAGCGATCGGCACCTCCGTGTAAAGCACCGAGTCAGCCTCGGCCTTGTCTGCGAATTTCAAGTAGTAGTCGGTATATGACATATGATTAAGTGTCTGTTGTTAGCTAGTCAGGGCTTGGAGGTTGGCGCTCAGTGCCTCGTTGTAAATCGCGACCCGCTTGTAGTGACCTGACGCAGTTGCTCCAGTGTAACTAGGTGAAACCGCACCGAACTGAATTGTCTGCAAGCCGCTCGGGGTGACGCAGTTTGTATCCGTGGTGGATAGCGTCCCGTTTCGACACAGAGTCGTGTCGTTTTGCTTGAACGATAGAGCTTTCTTGACGAACTGGCCCCCAGTATCACCCGCTGATGATATGGTCAACTGGGAGCTTCCGTCTGCATACATACTTGCTGAATACACGTTTGTGCGCGTGTCCGTCTGAAGTCTAACGTAATTGTTACTTGTCGAGGCAGTGATTCCAACAACAGCACCAGTGACGGTTGTGGCTTGGTCCGCAGTTGGCCCACTTGGTAATGCAAACTCAGCAACGATGGTTCCCTCGCCATTATCGAACAAGCTGGAGTCCGTCATAGATAACGACTCTAGCGCTCTGGTCAACTGGCTGCTTCCCGTTCCCGTGTCCACCAGCGAGCTAGCAAAATTGGACGCCTCGGTCTGAAATCCCCAAGCTAGAATTCCGGCATATTCATCGCCGGTAAACGGTTTTAACCTGTAGTCGGACAAGCTGCTCACGATGGCTAACAAAAACGAACCACTTGTTGTCCCGTTAGCTGTCATTGTTGCGGTGGCGCGAAACCACCCGTTCCCCACATCCGTCAGCGTTCCAGTTGCGCTGCCTCCAGCAGTTACCGTCCCAGTTTGTAAATCATAGTTTACCAAATCACTCGTAGCCCACCCGGTGCTGATTCCGCAAAGTTGCGCGTATCTATGACCAGCGGCTTTGAGGTATACACTGGCAGTATAAGTTGTTCCGCTTGTGAGACTGATTGAGTAGTCGCCAGCGTAGCGGGTTGCGCTAGTCGTGTTACTGCTCCCAATCAGGTCAGCCTCCAGCAAGCCGCTGGGGGCAATGGCAACATTAGATTCAACACGGGCGTTGAGGGACAGATTAGCCCAACTAGCCAATGCGCTCCCGTACCTCGACAAGTTGGTGGCTTCCCCCTCAATCAAAATTCCAAGACTCGTACCGGCTGATTGCCCATCAGTTGATGGGTCGTATTCAAATCTAGGTTGTCCAGCAGTGGCCACCGATTTAAGTTTTGGGGCATAGGAGCGGCTTATCTGGGTCGTGGTGGGTGAGTCGTAGACTTTGGCGTTAGTAGTCGCAAGCTGAATTCCCCACGCATACATTGTTTCACCAGCGCTGGTCCACGTTGCGTAACCCGCGCTAGTGGGAGTTGTTCCATCACTAATTCCAACCAACACGTTGCTGCCACTTAGGTTGGTTCCAGTTGTGGCGTTTAGCGTGACTTTAAACCAACTTGAACCAAGTGCCGTCACCGAGCTGGTGACGCCAGTGAAATCACCAAACCCAGCGTGGCTGACTGTGCCTCCACTAAAGTCGAGCAGCGCATATGCTGAGTATCCGTTCTGCGTTCTGAAGCTGATGTAGCTGTGACTTGCTGTTCCAGCTTTGAGGTGAGCAACCATTGTGTATTGAGTCGAGCCGCTGAACGTGGGTGACTGCCTCACATACGGAGACTGAGACGATGCAGAGTCTGCTGTCAGCAGCCACGCAGTTGAGGTGCCGTCTGGTGCGGTCTGGCTCCCAGTTGGGTCAGCAATATCTACCGCCGCCCACGTTGTGTTCAGCGTTTGGCTTTGCAGCAAAATGTTCTCACTGCTTAGGTGCTTCTCATTACTCCAGTAAGTAACGCCAATCGGCTGAGTCGTCTTGAACCAAACTGAGCCGCTGTATTTAACGTAGTCACCGACTGCGTATGTAATGCTGCCACTGCCTAAGTCTTGAGTGCCAGCGACCGAGACACGGTAATACTGGTTAGCGGTGCCAGAACCATCAGCGAGGCCCGGTGCGTTTGTAGACGCATTCCAGTCACCGCTTGAGGCTGTGTCTGAGCGGCTGAAAGTTGCACGAGGATCGATGCGGGGCGAGTTCCCGTAGTCTTGCATGAACACGGGCCTCACCTGTGGCCACTGACTGCTGTAGTTGGACATGATTATTCAGTGGGTGCTGGTTCTTCAACGGGTACCGGTTCTTCGGCTGCAGCTTGCTTAGCCTTGTGAGCCTCGAATGCTGCGCGAGTGTCTGTGTCCCAGGCGCTGTTTGCCACGTCTGCGACACGTTGGGGTTGGTCGGTCAAATCACTATCAGGAGTCAGGACATATCTGCTGTATGATTTGGCAAGTGACACGCCATTCTCGACGATCATCGTTGCTTCGCGGACCTGGATGTTCCAGCCGACCACTTCGATTTTGTCGACTGCAGTTTGTTTGGTAATGCTCATTGGTTCTCTGTCCTAGTCATCCGACCAGGGTAAATTGGGTTAGGCTTTGCGATACGTGATCGAGATGTAGATCGACTCATCCCCGTTGAAGTCGGCGGCAGTTGCGCCGAACGTGCTGGCAGTGTTTTTGTAGATCCTGACAAATGAGTCGCCTCCAACCGCAAGAAGGCTGTAGTCACCCAAATTACCGGCAGCGCTTGTGACAACGCAGCTGCCAGCGCTGTAATCGGCATCCTCAGCTAGTGTTCCGAGGGCGATCGCTGCTGGTAGATTTATTTTTACGTAGTTACCAACTGGACTGCTTGCGCCGTCTAGTGCGATCTGGCCGTGTACGGTAACGATGTCGCCCACGATGGCGTAGGCAAGTTGGTCAGAAGCTGTGTCAATTGTGAGTGTTCCACTAGCAGCAGGGGCAACCGAGGCCGTAAAAACGCCTTGTTCGAACTCTGTGAGGACTGTCGCGCCTAGGTCTATGCCTTCTCCGGCAGTTCCTACGATGACGCTGCCCGTCAAAACCTCGACATCACCATCAACTTCGTCAATGCGAACTCGCTGTGTCTCAGTGCCTCCGCTGGAGGTGTAAAACGAAAGCGCGTTCTGGTCAGTGCCGCCAGTGTTGAAGCATTTGATTGCTGCGAATCGGCTGGCGTTCGACTCGTGACCGTAAAGTCGCAGCTCGCCTTGGGAACCAGTGTTGGTTCCGCTATTAGGTTTGGCCTCCAAGCGGCCACCGTTCACAGTGACGTTGCCCGACGGGTCCACGCGAACTTTGCTAGTTCCATCATCTCGGATGTCAAACAGGTAGTTGGGCGCAGACCCCACTACGTTGATAGTAGCAGGGTTGCCGTTTGTGGACTCAACTCGAAGTGCATTGTCTCCCGTGTTGTTCAGTGTCGTGACCCCGCTAGCCACGTCGAGGTTGCCCGATGAGTCGATGGTGACACGCTGGGTTGCTCCAGTCCGCAGCCTAACCTCAGAACTGTATAACTGGATGCCGCTGGTCTCCGTGCCGTTTGCATCAACTGATTTGATGAACCCGTTTGGTATTCCAGCTCGCTCTAAGAACAACGTGGGGTCAGTTGAGTCTTCAATCGTCAACGAATCAGTCACGCTGTCGGTGACCTCCAACGTCTCGATTTCAGCCTGGCCTACGCTGATGGCAGCACTGTCCTGATACGCCATGCTCGAAAGCATAGAATTTAGCGGGGCCTGATTACCTGCACTGCCTACGTCAGGTATCTCCATGTTCAGCTTGGACGTATCCAGGCTGTCGACATCACTCAGATTATTGCTCTCCTCCAGGTAGGTGCCTGATACGCCAGAACTGACCTCAGTGATGAGATCGTCCTTGGCCATTTTCCTAGTGCCCGATGTAGCCCCATCGATGGCTACGAAGTCGTCGCTGCTGAAAGTCGTAGCAGCTGTGGTGATGTCTTTAATCCGTGTCGTTGCCATGGCTTAGAAATCTGAGTGATCGAGGGTGCGGATGCCGAAGCCTTCGTCGGTGACAATCACGTCGTCCTCATCGGTGGCGAACAACAAGTCGTCCACGATGTGGTCAGTCGTGCTGGTCGGGGTAAACGCTGCCCCTAATCCGAACCCTGAGTTGTTCATACGTCGTAGGCTGTGATGTCGCCCGTGCTCACGACAATCTGTGTGGCATTGCAACAACGCCATGTGCTGCCAGCCTGCATTGGTATACTCGTCTTTGTTCCGCGCAGGTTCGCGCTCGTGATTGATGAGAGCAACGTGCTGGTGTGTGCGTAGATGTAGCTGAAGTTGCCGTTCAGTGTTCCCGCACCAACCTGTCGTTCGCCGGTGCTGCTTCCGAAATGACCGTCGTCTCCTACCCGCACCGAGCGGTATTCATTGGAGTTGTCGACGCCTGTGATGAGTGCTGCTGCTGATCCCATGTTTTAGTAGCTGAGGACGTTTAGTCTGGTGGTCTGTCCTTGCTGCTGGTGCAGCTTGAACAGCTCGTGATCCAGGACGTCCCTGGCATCAGCCTCAGCTACTCGTGCGCGATCTAGTTCTCCGTTGTGGCGTAGATAGTCCGAGTAGGTGCCTCTGATCAGGTAGTCCTGAAAAATTGCAGGGATAGACACCAAGTCCCAACCGCTCGGTCGGTTGTATGGGCTGTTGTCTGACCCTGATGAATGCGATGTGTTCGCTGTGTAGAAATTCTTGTTGGTATTGTCGTATGCCTGGTCGCCCGAGACATACGATGTCGACTGACTGTAGAGATCGCCGGTCAATGTCGGCGGGACTTTGCGGAAGTAGACATGAACTGTGGCATTGTTCTGAGCGATCTGAATGCCGTTCTCAGACAGATACCAAGTCAGCTCCTCCACGTCCTGGTTGGCTTTAGGTGACTTCGTGTAGACAGCAAATACTTCGCTGATTTCAGTCTGCCCTGCTTGGTTGAGAGCGATGTAGTTGCCCTCGTTACCTCCGCTCTGTGTGACTGTCCTGCTTTCAGTTGCCGTGACCTCTGGCCACTTGGCGGCTTGCCACGCAAATTTGATCCGACGGCTTGTGAGGTCGCGAAACAAATTCCACTCAACTGTGGCTAGCATGTTGTAATCAATGCCAGCCAGGTTGAGGGTTTGATTTAGGATTCGTCCGTAGTTGAGCGGGTCAAGACCCATAGCCTACTTGAGTGCGACCTGTGCCGCCTGACTTCACACGCAGCTCAGGGTTGCGATCGCCAATCCACTTGCGGAAGTCTTTGTCCTTCCATATCTCCTTGCCCTCGCGCTGAACCCACTCGTTGTAGACTTTGCTGTCTACCTCCATGGTTGCGCGACCGACACCGTCCATGCTGCGACGGTTCTGGTTGTGCTTGGCGATTTGCTTCTGGCGTTGCGTTGCTTCTGCCAGGTTCTTGTCAAAGTCTCGCTCATACTTCTGAGCAAGCTTGCTTCTGATTTCGTCAGTGATGTCGGACATAAATTGGTCTCGGTTCGGCAGGGGCCGCCGTAGCGACCCCCACCAGGTGTCCGAGAGCCCAGCTTGCGCTGGGGAATTACTTCAAGTCCTCGAGATCCGCTATGTTCAGGTAAACTTTGAGCTTACCAGCGGTGAGGGTGTCTAGGTTTGCACCAGTTGCAGTGAACGCGAGGTCCACAGTGTCAGAGCCCGTGTAGGCTTTGCTTGTTCCGGTGCCTGATTTGTAGTCGATCTCCGTGCCGGTCTCCTCAACCTCGGTCGAGGTCAGGTAATGATCGGCATCGTCGCCATCGCCTACGGTGTAGACCAGTGAGCTGATAGATGGCCCAGCGAAGTCAGTCACGAGGACGTGAGGTCCACCAGTGACTTGCTTGCCGGCGTCCACAGACACCGTGAGGGTCTTGGTGGTGCCAGCGGTGTCACTGAGGTCAGTGTGCTCCACTACGACTTCGGTGTTACAGCCAATCAGCGCTTGGGTTTCGACGGGTAGTTTGTTGATTTCCATATCTGTGTCTTAGCTGAGTGAGGTGTTGAACTGAGCCAACCCGAGTGGGTTGCGGCACTGCAGAGCGGCACGTGCTTCAATCATGAAACGCTCACCACCACCCTGATCCTCGAACCGCTCAACGGTTGGGTTCTTGTGGAATCGGATGTCGAGCTTGTCCATGTCGAGCAAGTAGCCACGGTTGGTGTCCTGGCTGGAGCCATCAGCGGAGTATCCGATGAAGCTACTAGGCAGGATTTCCACGGTTCCGAAGTCGCCTTCGAAAATCGTTGTGGTGTTTGCTACACGATCGCTGTTCCCGTCGAAGTTGAAGTCGCGAGAAGCATATCCGGCAGTGCTGATGGTCCTGGTGAAGTCAGTGAACGCACGACGCAAGCCAGAGCCAGCAATCAGCTTGTAGTCACCGAGCATTCCAGTGTTGTTCCAGATGGTCTGGAGCAGTGTCTGGATGTTCGTTTCAGTCAATGATCCAACAGCCGTGGTAATCGTCTGACCAGCTGCTGGGCGATATGCCGCAGGCACTTGATGAGACGTTTGAGACCCGATGTTGGTGGTGTCCAGAATCCAAACACCGAGACCGCGCATGAGGTATGGATTCACACCGTCATCGGCTTGGTGTTCTTGATCAGACAGACAAGCTGCTTCCATGTTGCGGAGAATTTCCACACCACGTTTGGCAATTGCGTCTGCGATTTCGTCGGTGACTCCAGCTACGTCGCTGACTTCTTGAGCCAGTCGCGAGACTTTGGAGGTCTTGCGGAACGTCTGCAGATAGGTGCTGAGGAGAGCGCGGTCTTCGGCGTGGTTGCCGTAGCTACTCACATCAGTTCCATCAACAACACCGCCCATGGCGACGTCATCGTATTTGTCCACCACCCACTGCATGTAGGTGTTCGAGGGCGTTGCCCCACGTCTTACAGTCGACAAGAAAGGCGTTGCCTTCTCATCAACTCGAGTCAGCAAGTCGAGGAGATCCTCGCGCTTTGCTGTTTGGTTAATTTCAAATAAACCAGCCATTGATTAGTTTCCTTTAAGCATGGCAGCCTTGATGAAGTCTTTAAGCCCGTCACGGGACCCAGTCTTCATGGTCAGCTCCTTGGCTTTGGAAACCCTCTGCTGCGATTCGCTCACCGTGTTCTGCGTTACCGCAGGCTTGCCCGGTTGGCGTGTAGGCTCAGGTGTTTTGGCGGGTGCTTTCGTTTTGTTCTGCTGCTCCTGCTCGATGTAAAAACCAACGAGCGCTCGCGCAGACCATAGGTCGGCATCCTCCAAGTCTTTGATCGCAGGATACTTCCTCTGCAGATCATCCACCGCTGCCCTGGCAGGGTTTGTTGGGTCCCGTAGCCATGGATACTTCTGAGCGGCAAACTCTGAACTCTGTGCTCGTAGCTGGATGGCTTTGCGGCGCTTCGGTATATCCGATTCACGGCTGAACTCGGCATCTAGTCCGAGATTCTCAAGCCATTCCTCAACATCATCAGGCATGGTGCCCAACTTGCGCTCGATCTCCTTCTCAACTGACTCAGGGTCGCGTCGGTAGCGTCCTAGTGTGCGTTTAGCCCACTTCTCAGCGTCCATAGCGTCCTGTTCGAGACGGTCCAAGTCATCCTGTGTAGATGCCTTGGCTATGAGTTCAGATATGCTGTTCTTCTCCTCGGGTGTGGATTTGGCCTCGTATTTAGTCTGACGCAATTCATGGAGCTGTTCCTCCAGGTCTTTCTTCTGCGCCGTTAGACGGTCGATTCGTTTTTGCCATCCACTGTCCGATGAGTTTTGTTGCTCATCCGATTGACTGTGGTCCTCCTGAATCTCCTCCGAGACAGGCTGCTCCTGTGTCTCAGTGGTTTCCTCAGGTTGGGATTCCTGTATTTGGGCGGGATCGAGCGAGGCTTTGATTGCCTCCTTGATGGCGTCCATACCACCAGCTTCGACTGCTTCCTCCGTGGGCTGGTTATCCACGGTCGTAGATGTATCGATTGCCATGCTGTTTACGGTCGCAAGAAACCGTGACCAGGCGATTTAGTGGCTCGCCAGAAGCCAGAATTGGTCGGACACCGTAGTAATTTTCGCAGGTGTATTACACCTGTCAACTATCTGCTGTGATTTTTTTTCGAGATTCTTTGAACAGCTCCACAAACTCAGAGTGCAGGTCCTGTATTGCAGACAGTCTACCGGCGCAAAAATGCCGCTCTGAATCAGTAGCCTGAGGCACAGTCACGTAGGCAACATCTGCCTGTGCTGCCTCATCGAGCAACGCCAGGATGGCTTTCTTCATCGGGTGCTCGTCTGGAACACGAAACGCATCCAGCATCCACTCCTCCCAGTTTGATTCCTCACTACGCATTTGGGTTCACTCCGATGCGACCGACGGTCTTGTTCTGGTTCTGCATGACACTCATGTTGAGATTCTGCGCGTATGCCTGCACCAGCTGCTGGAATTGCTCGTCCTGCTGCAGCTGTTGCTGATACTTGGGATTGTTGCCAATGATCTGCTGCAAGAACTGCAGCTTGATAGCAGCACTAGGATCGTTCTCCACGAATTTGGGTTGGTTGCCTAGAGCCATCAGTGCTGTCTGGCTTTGCACCTCCTCAAACATCTGCTGTGAAGCCTCTGCGGTTTCTGTGACCAGTTCATCTGCCAGTGTTGGGTCAATGACCTGCAGTTTCTTCCTGATCAGCTTGGTGCGATCGACGATCCCCATGACATCCTCAGGCAACACAAACTGGCTGATGGCTTGCAGTTTCTTGTCCACAAACTCTGGGTCCAACTCGCGCACATCGAAATGCAGCTGGAGATCGAACTGACCGGGATCACGTGGCAGAGGCATGTTCATGCCAGTTACCCTGGCAAAGCGCTCATCATCCTCAAATCGCTGGCATAGATGCCACATACGACCAATGACAGTGCTCATATGACGCAACCAACGATGAACGTATGCTTGTTGGCGCAGCTGTGTTTCCACAGGTGGCACTTTGGCGTTTGGTCTGCCAAAGTATCGATCAGTGCGCTCCTGTATGTGCTCCATCAGCTCAAACGCTAGTTCAGCACCACGACGAGGTGGTTCCATCCAGCCGATGTCGCCTGGACGTTGTTCAGAAACCTGAACGCCGGGACCAATTTTGATCCGCTGACCGTAGCGCAGAGGCACTTTGAGTGGTGGCAGTGTATCGAACGACGAGCGATCGAAAATCTGATCAGCCTGAGCCTTGTATTCGTTTTGCCATGTGCGACAGATCTCAGCTACACCTCGTGACTCGATCGGACTGCGTCTGGTCTTCTCACGAGTGAATACTTCGAACGGGTATGTGTCTCCCGCTTCAGTCACTAGCTCGTGTTGTGCGTAGACCTCGTTCCCGCGTTCGTCCTTCTCGATGTATGGACTAAATACAGTGAGGTAGATGCCAGGGTTGCCGTTCTCGGTGGTTCGGCGGCTGTATGCATGAACCACCTCGATGAGATTACTGCGTTCTTCGATACGCTCAGTCTCACCGATGACAGGTGACAATCCGTAGTCCCAGACCTGGCTGTTCTGACCAGCGGTTTTCTTCACTGCATCGACAAACTCCTGTGACCACTCGCCGTATGCTGCTTTGGCATCTAGCTCAGCAACTGTGTAGTAGTCTCGTCTAAAAATTGCTCTGGCTCTATGCCAGTCTTGGGTCTCAGGTGGGAACAACACCTCATAATAAGGCCGCAACGCAACGATGGATGGTCGATTACGCACCATCTCAGGCATCTCAAACATCGTTTCGCCTTTCTCAGCGACTTCCTTGATGTGTTTAAGTGCTTTCTTCCTCGTCAGTCCTTCATTGCTAGCCACCAACAAGTCAGCGAGATACTCCTGCTGGTCACGCAGCGCAGCCTGGAGGGCCTCGAATTGTTGGGGGGCATTGACTCCTAGGAAGCCGGTGAGGGATTGGAGGGTTATTCGGCGGGGCACTTGGGCATAACATCTGTCCCAAGTGACATGTAGACACGACCAACCATACTGCGCTGCGTATTCGCTGTGTAGCCGCAGTTCTTCCTCCCAATCTGGTTGCAGATGCGTCTGAAGCATCCAACGCAGATACAGGCCTACTGCTGCGGCTTTCTCACAATCGCTGCTCTCGGTGCCGTCGACGTTTAGTGCTGCCCTACTCACCGCTGAGGTGCTTAGATCAACCATGAATGAGCAGACTTCATCAGCGAGTCTGATCCTGGTGTCACTAGCTCCTTCCCACGGGAACGGGGCACTGCCTATGTCTTTGGCGTGTTTCTTTCCATCCCTAGACTGTCCAGTCCATGATGCAAATCGGGTTTCATCGCCTTCCCTGACTCTGAAAGTCAATCGCTGGTCACTGTATGACCTGCGGAAGTCTGATCGTAGTTCGGCGACGTTGGGTTCTGTCGTCGCCATGAGTTTGTCCTCGTAGCTGTGGCTCATAGTTAGTAGCTGCCGACTGATGTGGAGTATTCAGCAGTGCGCTCAACGTGCATCGG